ATTTTCTTTTAAATAGAGATGAATATAAAGAGGAAGATGTTCTATCTGACATAAATAAAGACGATTACCAAACTTATTTAGATAAGGGTTACAAACCATTTTCAGATTGGTTTGAGTCTATGTGTAAAAAATTAAAATTTGATAGACGAAAAATATCACAAGAGTTAGAATGTGCTTTTTTAGGTTCTGGTGACAATGTAATTAATAGTACAACCATGGACCAGTTACAAGAACATATATGTGAACCTACGGAAAAGTGGGTAGGTAACGGTTTGTGGATTTGGAAGGACCCAGTTCCTGGACATAAGTATATTATGGGCATAGATGTTTCTAGAGGTGACAGTGAAGATTCTAGTGGTTTTGTTATAATAGATTTTGATGAACGAGAGCAAGTAGTAGAATATTTAGGTAAAATTCCACCAGATATTGTTGCGGATTTGGCTAATAAATGGGCTACTAAATACAGGTGTTTTGTTGTAATAGATATTACAGGTGGTATGGGTGTAGCTACATCTAGAAAAATGTTAGAACTGGGATATAAAGATTTCTATTATGATGGTGTAAAAGCAGAAGAAATGTGGAAATTTAATCCGGACACTAAAACACCTGGTATAAATTTTAATAGTAAAAGAGCACAGTTAGTACAAGCTTTAGAAGAACAATTAAGAACTGGATTTAAAATAAGGTCACAAAGATTAATGAATGAACTAAAAACTTTTGTTTACATAAATGGTAGACCTGACCATATGAAAGGTCATCATGATGATTTAATTATGTCTTTAGCTATGGCACTTTACGTTGCTCAAAATTCTTTCACACAATTAAAAAAGAATGTAGCACAAGCAAAAGCAATGATAGATGCTTGGGTGACGGACGAAAGAAAATTTAACACTAGTAAAGGAGAACCAGTTTTTAAACCATCAAGAGCATCAAGTAACGCTTTACCACCATCTTCTAACGACCCTAAAGACTATTTATGGATGTATACAGGATTAAAATAAAAAAAATAAAATGGCAATAGTTAAAAAACCTGGATTTGGTTCTAGTGGAAGATATAGGAGTGGTAAGTTACTAAGACAAGTATTAGGGACTACTGTTTACTCGTGGAGCCCTACTCCTCCTGATTTTGTAGTGAAAAACAGTAATGCACTTTCTAAAAAAATTAAAGATGTAGTTTGTTGTGAAAATTGTGGTGGGGTAACAGTAGATAATTGTGTAACTTATGTGTTCGGAGGAACCTGTGGTAATAATACAGGAACCCCAACAAATGCAGCATATGTAGAATGTGATTATGTTATTTAAGTATTTACTAGACTAAAAAATATTGTAAAATTATACAGTTATGGCAGAACAAAAAAATATGACAATATTTCAAAGGTTAAACAACCTTTTTGGTGCGGAAGGACCCTCAGCTCCTAAACGTACTTATAATTTTGATAAGAAAGATATATTAAGAACTACTTCTAAAGTAGACTACGAAAGAACTAAACTAGAATTACAACAAGGTCAATACCTCTCCAATCAATGGCAAAAAATAGAATCTCAACTCTATTCTCAAGCTGTTTATTATGAACCTACAAGATTGGCTTCCTATTATGATTATGAATCCATGGAGTTCACACCAGAAATATCAGCAGCTTTAGATATCGTATCAGAAGAGGCTTGTACTATTTCTGAAAGAGGTTACATGTTAAACATTTATTCAGAATCAAAAAGAATTAAAGCTGTACTGGGTGACCTATTTAATAATATTTTAGATATAGAATCTAATCTTCCTATGTGGGTAAGAAATACTTGTAAATACGGTGATAATTTTGTCTATCTTAAAATAGACCCAGAAAAAGGTATAGTCGGTGCTAGTCAACTACCCAATATTGAAATAGAGCGTATTGAGAAGGGGATGAATACTTATGAAACTAGAACGGGAGATAAAGAAGAAAGGGAAGTTAAATTCATATGGAAAAATAAAAATATGGAATTTAACACATGGGAAGTCGCTCACTTTAGATTGTTAGCTGATGACCGTAGATTACCTTATGGTACTTCTATGTTAGAAAAGTCTAGACGTATATGGAAACAATTATTATTAGCGGAAGACGCAATGTTAATATATAGAACTTCTAGAGCACCAGAAAGAAGAGTGTTTAAAGTTTATGTGGGTAATATGGAAGACCAAGATGTGGAAGCTTATGTACAAAGAATTGCTAATAAATTTAAAAGGGACCCTATTGTTGATAAAGAAACTGGTAATGTAGATTTACGTTATAATCAAATGGCGGTAGACCAAGACTTTTTTATACCAGTTAGAGATTTAGCGGCCCCTAATCCTATAGAAACTCTTCCAGGAGCGACAAATCTTGCAGAAATTGCGGATATAGAATACATACAAAAAAAATTATTAGCAGCCTTAAGAATACCTAAAGCTTTTCTTGGTTTTGAAGATGTAGTTGGGGAAGGTAAAAATCTTGCTATTCAAGACATTAGATTTGCTAGAAGTATTAATAGGATTCAAAAATCTATAATACAAGAACTTAACAAAATTGCTATAATTCATTTATATATGTTAGGTTTCGAGGAAGAGTTAGGTAACTTTACTTTAGGCCTCACCAACCCATCAACACAATCGGAATTATTAAAGATTGAACAATGGAAAGAAAAAATTACTTTATATAAAGACGCTGTTACTGACCCAGGTTCTGGTATCCAAGCTGTATCCGCTACTTGGGGTAAAAAACACATACTTGGATTCTCTGACGAAGAAATTAAACTTGACTTACAACAACAACGTATAGAAAAAGCGGTAGGTGAAGAATTGAATCAAACTGCTACAATTATTAAAAATACGGGAATATTCTCTAATATAGATAAACTTTATGGTGAAATGAAACCTGACGAAGGTGGTGCTACAGAAGCTGCAGCAGGTGGGGAAGAAGAATCTCCAGCTGATACTGGACTGGAAAGTGGGACAGAAGAAACCCCACCAACAGATTTAGGTGGTGATGATACTGGTGGTGATGATACTGGTGGAGGTGGTCTAGAGTTAGCTTCCATAGATAAATCAAAATTACCTTTAATATTAGAAAGTATAGATAATAACAATTTTGACGTTAATCTTACCAGAGGTAAAGATAAATTAGAAGAGGTTTCTAAAAAGGTGGATAGTTTATTAAGTGAATAGATATTTATTGTTAAAGACAATAATATGTTCGGAAAAACAAAAAATAGAATAGATAGTATTTTAGTTAATACATTTTCACAAAAATCCAAGTTCAAAAAAGCTTTTCACACACTAATGGAAAGTTTGAAGGATAATCCGACCAACCGAGAATTTTTTGTTTTGTACTCACAAATTGAAAATAAATCGTTTGTTTCATCTAAAGATGCCGAAGATTATCTTAACGAATCTATCAAGACTTTAAAATCTAAAAAGAATAAAGTAAATCTAAGAAAAGTTAACAATTCAATAAAAAAATATAGTTCTTATATCGGTAAACAATCCAATAAACTTTATGAGAGTATGGACACTCTAATATTTAATGAAAATGTTTTAGATATTGAAAAGCGTATTGAAGCTAAAAAGGTAGTTTTAAACAATTTACAAACTCCAAAAACTAAATCAATATCGGAGAATAAAGTCCCTACTTCTTTATTAATTAATTTATCTACTAAAAACTTTAATAAAAAGTATGGTAATTTAACAGAAAATGACAAAGTTAAATTTAAAACTTTAATGAATAAAGATATAAATAAACTAGAAAAAGAAATTAATACTTTAGTCGAGGAAGTAAGTGGGAAACTAGATAAGTTAATTAGTGAGTCCAGTGATAGTAAGTTACTAATCAAATTAGAAGAAACTAAGAAAAAAATACAAGAAACTAAAAAAAATAAAGTTTCTTTTTATAAAATAAAAGAATTAAACAAAACACTTTAAAATGAAATTTATTCAAAATATGTTAAGTAGTGAGGGTAAAATCTCTAGTAAGAGATTTGTAACTTTTACTTGTCTATTATTTATGTTAATAGGTTATACAGCTAATCTTTTTTGGGACTTTGACGTTAAAGACTCATTATTTGAAGCTTTACAATGGATTGTAATGGCTGGATTAGGTTTTACAGCATCTGAAAATTTTGCTGGTAAAAAAGAAGAACCTAAAGAAGAAACTTCACCATCACACACAACCATCACTCATGAATATGACTATGGTGATGAAGAAGAGGAAGTCTAAAGTTAATTTTGACACTAAAATAAAATGCTGTTATATTTAGGTATATAACAGTATTTTTATTATGAAAACAGGAAAACAATTTAAATTAAATTTAAACAAAGACTTTAACACTTACTACGGTAGTGTAGATTACAAAAAACCTAAATCAGTATACATTAACATATCATCATGGTTTTCACCTTTAAAAGAATGTGAAAACTGGGATAGAGCAGTTAGTAATTTAAAAAGGAATATACAATACCATATTTCTTCTACTGATATGAATAATTTATTTTTAGAAAAAAAACAAATAGTAGATTTAGATATTAGGACTAGTGGTATTAGAAAAAATAAAAGAAGTTACATGAATTGTGAGATAACTTTATTTTTAAGTAAAGAAGAACCAATCAAATCTACCAATATTAAAACAGCCGTACAAAGTCTTTTAAGTAATGTCATAACAGACAGTTTAAAAGTTTCACCATACTTTAATTTTTACAAGACAAAAAAGTAACCCCGAGTTTTATTACTCATTAACTATTTATAGTTAAAAGTAATAATGGAAATATTAAGACCGGGTAAAGTAGGGACAGGAATTTTAATAGAATATGACGCAGGTCATATATCCCCTAAAAATAATAACAATAAAAAAGTTATTAAAGAAATGACTGATAGGTCCATCCAAGAAGGTCCCATCATTTTTCATGCCATCCTCCAAAAAAGTGGAGTAGAAAATAGAAACGGCAGAGTATATCCAGATAACATTTTAAAAAGAGAAGTAGATAACTACCAAAAACTAATTGAGAAGGGTAGTGCCCTTTCCGAGCTAAATCATCCAGAATCTTCACTAGTAGATTTAGAAAGAAGTTCTCATAGAGTTTTAGAAACTTGGTGGGACGGAAATATATTAATGGGTAAATTAGAAATTTTAACTTCTCCCGCATACCACCAAACAGGTGTAATTTCTTGTGTGGGAGATATAGCAGCAAATTTATTAAGACATGATGTCACTCTAGGTATATCATCTAGAGGAGTTGGTTCTCTAGAAAGGGAGAATGGTAAAAATATGGTACAAGATGATTTTGAATTAATTTGTTTTGATTTAGTTTCATCACCATCTACACCAGGAGCATATTTGTTTAAAAATGCTGAAGATAAAGAACTATATGACGAATCTTTAAACCATGATACGTCGAATGAAGAAGTAACTAGTCAAGCACTAAGTGGTTCATTAAAACTAATGGATAAGTTAGATAACTTTTTATCTGGTTACTAAAAAAAATATTTTATGGGTTATTTATCTGTGGATTAAAGGTTTTTCCACTATTGATAATATTTATAAAACAAATAAAACTTTAAAAAGCGCGTAATAAAAAAGATATGGCAGATAAAAAATCAGTCTTAGAGGAAGCCCTACTAGAGGCACAACAGCTTGAAGAAGCTGTTAAATCTAATGCAAAAGAAATACTTGCAGCAACTATGAAGCAAGAAATTGAAGAGTTAGTTAAAGAATCATTAAACGAACAAGAAGAAGATGACTTTGTCGATATGGAAGACGAAGAAGAAGTTTCTACAGATTTTGTTGATGAGGATGATGACGAAGAATATGAAGACCAAGAAGAAGAGGAGTTTGTAGCTCCTGAAGGAGAAGAAGAAGCAATGGTATCCATGACAATGGGTGCGGATGAACCAGCACTCGACCTAACATCAGCATCTGACGATGAAGTATTAAAAGTTTTCAAATCTATGGGAGCTGAAGATGGAATCGTTGTTACACAGGATGGTGATACAATTGATATTGAGGACCAGGAAGCTGGTACTGAATATAAAATTGAGTTAGCAGAGAGCAAACTTAGAAATAATCTTTTAATTACAGAGGATTATGATAAAAACGATTCAATGGACGAAAGTTACGTTGATGATGAAGAAATGAACGAAATGTATAAAGATAAAGAGTCTAACGAAGGTTACGGTAAAAAGCACATGGACGAAAACGGTGAAAAAGAAATGTATGAAATGGGAATGGACGAACCAACTTACGAAATTACCTTAGCGGGTGTTGATGAAGAAGGTCTAGATGAAATGGAAGACATGGATGATGAAATGATGGAAATGGAAGACATGGATGATGAAATGATGGAAATGGAAGACATGGACGTTGAAGAACTTAATGAGCTTGAAGACGAACTAGAAGAAGGACACGACTGGGGTGGAAACAAACATGACTACCACAGAGAAATGGGTACAGACGGACATAGACATAGAACTGGTGATGTTGGTGGTGGAAAATACGGAAAAGGTGGACACTACAAAGATTACGAAATGGGTGAAATGGACCATATGGAAGATGAAACTAACGAAGGAGCTAACTGGGGTGGAAACAAAGGTGACTATCACAGAGAAATGGGTGCTGATGGGCACAGACATAGAACAGGCGACATCGGTGGTGGAAAATATGGTAAAGGAGGTCATTATAAAGACTACGAAATGGGTGAAATGAATTCTGACGAAGAAATGGAAGAAGCTTCAAGAACCTATGGTTTTGGTTCTAAATCCGGTAGAGGTCTTAGAAAAGGTATTACTAATAACAGAAACCTAGAATTCCCTATAAATGAATCTACTAAAAGTTCAATGAGTAAAATCATCAAAACAGCGAAACAACTACAGACAGAAAATCGTCAATTCAGAGAGAAAAACAAGGAATATAGACAAGCTCTTAAAGTATTCAGAGATAAATTAAATGAAGTAGCAGTATTTAACGCGAACTTGGCGTACTCTACTAAGTTATTCACTGAACACACAACAACTAAAAAAGAGAAGGTTAATATCCTTAGACGTTTTGATGGCGTCACAACTTTGAATGAAAGTAAAAACTTGTTTAATTCATTTGATAGAGAATTAAATTCTAAATCTAATAAACTAAATGAGTCGGTTCAAAAAACCATTACAAAAACACCTTCTGGTGGTTCTTCAGTCAATTTGATTGAGAGCAAAACTTACGAAAGTCCTCAAATCACTAGGATGAGAGAGATTATGGGTAAGTTATAATAATTAAATAAACGCTAACTAAAAACATAAATTAAAAATGGGAGCATTATTAGAATCTGGTATGGTCGGTAACATAGGGTTAAAACACCTTAAAGTTATTCGCGAAGATACTATTGGAAAATGGAACAAGCTTGGGTTCCTTAACGGATTAAATGGGCACACAAAAGAAAACATCGCTCAATTATACGAAAATCAAGCTACACACTTAATAAACGAGGCTACGTCATCTGACGCTTCAGGTTCGTTCGAAACAGTTGTTTTCCCAATCATTAGGAGAGTATTCTCTAAATTATTGGCAAACGATATCGTTTCTGTACAAGCTATGAACTTACCAATTGGTAAATTGTTCTACTTTGTACCTAAAATTTCAGAAAGAAGAACTGGTACTGTTGGAGACCCTTCATTTACAGGTGAAGGACACTACAACCCAATCGGTGGAGCGTTTTCTAACGATAACACTCAGTTTGACCCAGTAAACCTTTATGACGCATTCTACGAAGGTGACGGAAGAGAAGGTTTATTTGACCGTTCAAAAGGAGCTTATTCAGCTGTAACAGAACCAACTACGGTTCAAGTATGGAATTCAGCTACTGGAGATGGTCGTTCATTAGTAGACGCGAGTGTTAACACTCTTGGTGCTCTTGCAGTATCAGGTGGAACTGAAGCTTGTGTTAACGGTGGTTTAAGGTCAGCAATCGTTGTATTGTCAAATTTCCTTAACGATGGAGCTGGTAAATTAATCGGTCCTTCAGGTAACCAAATGGATACTGAAGAGTTCTTAGCATCTCTTGAGTTATCACCATCTACATCTTTAGAATGTTGTGCTGATACAGGTAAAACTGCTTATACAACAGCTACAAAATTACCATTTAGAGTTGTTACTCAAAAATACGGAAAACAAATCGTAAGTTACGGTAAGTCTAGTGGTACATTGTTCCCAGGTGGTTCTTACAATGATATTTGTGACGCTGATGGTAAAATTTATCTTGAGGTAGACCTTTCATGTCCAGCATGTATCGACTGTAATTCAGTTGATGGATATATGGGTGTTGATGTAAGAGATAGTTCTCCTACAACAATTTCTGCTTCATACAGAATTTACCAAGACTTGGAATTTGAAACTGAACTTGCTGAAGTTTCTTTTGACCTTGAAGCTGTTACAGTTTCGGTTACTGAAAGAAAATTAAGAGCTCAGTGGTCTCCAGAATTGGCACAAGACGTTAGTGCATTCCATAACATCGATGCTGAAGCTGAATTAACAGCTTTATTATCTGAAGAGGTTGCAGCTGAAATTGATAGAGAAATCTTGAAAGACCTTAGAAAAGGTGCAGCATGGCAACTAAGATGGGATTACAACGGATGGAAGAGATTCTCAGCTGGTCAAGCACCATACACTCAAAAAGATTGGAATCAAACATTGATTACTGCGATTAACCAAATCTCAGCTCAGATTCACAAGTCTACATTGAGAGGTGGAGCTAACTGGATTGTATGTTCTTCTGAAGTTTCTGCAATCTTTGATGATTTAGAATACTTCCACGTTTCTAACGCGTCTCCAGAGCAAGACCAATATAACATGGGTATCGAGAAAGTAGGTACACTTTCTGGACGTTACACAGTATACAGAGACCCTTACTTCCCAGCAAACAAATGTTTGTTAGGTCACAAAGGAACATCTCTACTTGATACTGGTTATGTATACGCACCATACGTACCATTACAACTTACACCAACAATGTATAACCCATTCAACTTCGCACCAATCAAAGGTATTATGACCAGATACGCGAAGAAGATGGTTAACAACAGATTCTATGGTCTTATCACTATAGACGGAGTAAGAACTTTCGATATCAGAGAGTTAAGATAATAAGTATTTTATACTTTATCATAATAAAAAACCCCTCATTAGAGGGGTTTTTTTTTAATCTATAACAAAGGAGTCCTCGTATTCAGTAAAGACCGTTAGAGTACAGAATATCCAGTCATACTCGTTTTTAGACCACTTATAGTTTCTACCTTTTAAACAACTTATAGCTCCTACTTCCGCATCATCAGGATTTAACAATAATTTATTATGGGCTGGAGACTTTTTCCATAAATAAAGTATTCTTTCCGCTATTTCTTCATTAGTACGAGATGTACTCTCAACAACAGCTACATTTTCACCAGAATAAACCCACTTAATGTCATAATAATTTAACCTAGACGTTGGTCGGGGTGTTACGGTATTTTCTGTATGACTCATCTCCCCCACTTTAACTTGATATTTAGAGTGGTGTTCTGCTGGGTCAAAAGCTTTGTCTGACCATTTCCATTCTTTTAGACCATTTTGTCTCCTATATTCATTACATTTATTAAATAACAAATAATCTAAATACGTTTGAGAAAACGTGGTTAAACTTATTATTAATAAAAGTGTGGTTAAGAGTATTTTTTTCATAGGTAATATTTTTTTTTTTAATGATTATAGTACAAATATACTAAAAAAATATTAAACTACAAAATTAAATTAAAAAATTATTGTCTATAATCTGCAGGAGGATTACCAAAGTAGTTAGCTTGATTTACTACTTGGAATTTTAAAGTTTGGTAGTAGGTGTTTACTTCTAAATCTGAAATAGCCTGAATATCTAAATAATATTCGTTAGGTATCATATCACCAGTATCTATTAAAAAATAGTTTTGATTATTTGCCCTATTTACTTTAGTCCATGGATGTGTTTCTACTTCAGTGGTTCCTTGTTTGACATAAAGTCGGTATTGAATATTCGATATCGGTTGAGGCACTTCTGTACTATATTCTTTTCTAGCTGAAACAATAACTTTTCTGATATCACCATTAACTATTTTTTCATCTCTTTTTATTCCTGATACGGAATAACCATAATGTTTAGGTAAACCCACATGTGTACCTATTTCAAAATACTGGGAATTAGCTTTTAATGTAAATTTGTTATTAACGTCAGTTTGACAATTTCCATCTATAGACAATCCTGACCATCTATCAATAAAAATACAAGGTGTAGAATATGTGTCACATGGTATAGAAAAACAAACACAGTAAACACCAGTAGTTACTTGAGAAGCTTGTAAAGTATATAATAATGTTCCCGAACTATTGTATATTGTAACAGTAGGTAGAGAATCTAGGTTAGTTGGTACCCCTCCAGCATTAACATAAAGATAGAGACAATTAGTTTTACCTTCATAGAAAAAGTTTCTAGCGTCATTTATGTAGTCATCGTAATTAGTTTCTAAAAATGGTTCAAAAAATGTTTGTGTATACTTGGTAAAAAATCCTGTGGAGTAACTCTCAGTTAAACCAGTTAGGTATTCTAATTCTTTAACAAAACCAATAGCATACCCAATACTGTGAGTATTAGCAGTTAATATTTCATTAACTACTGTAGTCATATCCATCTCTATATTCTCATTACCATTATCAAAAGTTTGTCTAGCTATTATGTGTGGAGTAACACAACCAGCAGCTGTCCAGTCATAAGCACCATTACAATTCCATTTATTTAAAGTACTTTCATAGTACCAATTACTAGGTCTTTCAGAAAAAGATTTATCCTCCAAACCCTCAAATTCAGAAGAGGCATCTACATAATCATAACCCACACCTTCAGACCATGTACTAGCTGTTGTTGCTCCTGTTAACTGTACTAGAACTAATTCAAAAGAAGTAGCTCTTCTATTACCTTTAGATGTAGTTGTATTTAATAATTCCTCATCAAAAGTTGAGGTATTGACCATCCGTAATGTGTGGGTAGCAGCAGAGTTTAAACAACCGCCAACTAAATTAATTGTACCGTTTTGATATTTTTCAATTAAGTCGGACAAATCTAAATCAAATAAAAATCTACTAAAGGAGTTATTTACTCTGGTTCTAGTAAAACCTGTAATAGTTTGTCCTTGTTCATTTAAACAAGTGTCTCCTGTAAAATTAGTAGCGATACACGTATATCTAGAATTTTTACCACCATAATAAATTTCAGTTACTGGATTTTTTGCAGTGTTAGTGTGACTATTAGACAATAGTGTATTGTTTTTATTAAAGTATGATTTATGTGTACTCATAATAGGCTTTAATAATAAATATCTAATTGATTCTTATATTCTTATTTAAATAATTGCCTTGTTTGATTAAATCATCTATTTCAGATAATAGTTGTACACCATCCGCTATTGGAGGTGTATTTGCTTCTCCATGGACATGAGTTTTTAAAAATTCAACTATTTTAGTAAGTAAGATAGTAAGTTGGTCCCCCCTAACAGTGGGTTCAGTCTCTTGGTCATTAACTTTTATTAGTGATTCCTGTGAAAGACCTAGGTTATCACCAACCTCGTTATTATTTTCGTTTTCCGTAATTGGATTTGTTGTAGACTTATTTAATATTGAACTATCGTATGAGTACAATACAATTTTATTAGACAATGCACTTATAACCCCTTGTCTTGTAGAAGTATCAAAATCTCTATTTATTTCTACCGTTTGTAATTTTTCTAAAGTAGGTTCAGGTTGTTCCTTACTCAACACAAAACCGTAGTATTTTTTATTATTGACTCCACTTATACCTACATTTTTAATTATATTATTTGCTATATCTATTTGTGGTCCTAATGAATTATCTTGGCTAGTTATAATCTCAGTAAATCCTTTTGTTGGTCTAAAATAAAAAGGAAATAAGTTTAAATTTTGGTCTTGTCCCGAAGCGGGTGATGAAAAATCATCTATATAATCTCCCCTTTTTTCAAAAGCACCACTCGTAATACCACTTAATGTACCTTCATTAAATGGTGGGTCAGTGAGTGTTTTATCATTAAAAGTACCCACCTCTTCTAAAAATTCATTTATAAGATATGTCGCTCCACTTATTGCTTGATTTGTAAAATTAAGTTCAGCTCTTATTTTTAAATCTGACTGGGACTGAAAATTCGTAGTAAGTCCTGGACTATCTAAATTAGTAGGTAAACTAAATGGAGATTTAACTTTAAGTTCGTATAGTTTTATATTTCCATTTAAACTATCTGGTGTATCGAGACCAAAAACATCATATTCTACTAAATATTTTATTTCAGCTTCTACAGGTTTTTCAAAAATTTTCTGTTCTTCATTTAAAGACAATTTAGTGGGAAAATTATTTAATTGTATTGTAGTTGGTTTTGGGTTAAATATTGGAAAAGCTGGTTGAGAGGCGTTGGGTATAAATTTACCAGCTCTCATTGTTATCTCTCCATCTTCTCCCTCAGTACCACTAAAAACAATATCTGCATTACTTCTTCCGTCTATACTTACTTTAGTAGGTTCCGCAAAGGTATTGTCAGATATATCAGAGTCACTTATATTTTCTGTTGCGGATACTCTAGTACCTTTAGAGGTGTGGAGTCTACCTGTAGTGTATTTTTCATAAGGATATTTTTCTGGACTAGATATAGTAGGTCCTAAGTATTCTTTATTTTGTGTATCGTTGTCACTATCAAAAAATATTATTTTTACGTTTTCATCTTCTTTAGGTACTACATTTATAAAAACTGGAAGAAATGGGGAAAAAAGGTGTGGGTCATCTTTTGACCATTTAAGTTGTTCTACAGTAGAATACATACTATATTTTTCCTGTGTCAATAAATCTTTAAGTGTAATTTCATCGTAGTCTTTAGGGGTTTGTGTGCCCTTGTAATCTTCATCTAATACGGCTCTAATCCTACCTGACTTCGCAGGGTCAATAGAATCAACACATACACCAAAAAAAATAATTTTATTAGCCATTACCTTTTAATCTGTTTTCATATTCACTATAAAGTTTTTTATAATCTTTTTCTATAGCGTCCATTTGATGAGTTATTTCTACAACTCTACTTTTATCATTTTCTAAACGTTCCTTTAAAAAATGTAAAGCGTCAAATAAGTCATCATTAGATGCTGTTTTAGGTCCTTCTATAATTTTTTT